TGTCGGACGCATCACGCGCCGGCGCACGCCTTGGCGGCCGCGTTCACAGCGCAACCACCACCGCGGTGACGCTGGACGCAGCCGTCAGCTTGGGCGCATCCAGCTGGACGATCTACGTCATGCTGCCAGACGGCACAGTCGAAACCCGTGCCGTCACCGGCGCCGTCGGTGCAGTCGTCAGCCTGGCGTCTGCCCTGTCTGCCGCACCGCAAGCCGGTGCCCAGTGGATCATGTCGGCCAGCAACGTCGAAGCGCAGACGTTCCGCGTGCTGTCCATGTCCGAGCAGGAAAACGGCGTCATCGAGATCACCGCGCTGAAGCACGACCCCGACAAGTACGACGCCGTGGAAAACGGCCTGGTGCTGCAGCCACGTGACATCACGCTGCTGAACGAGCCGCCGGCCACACCCACCACTGGCGCGCTGAGTGAATATCTGTACGCAACCCTGACCGACGTTCGTGTGGGCGTCACCATGACATGGTCGCAGTCAGAGCGCGCCGCATCCTACCTGGTGAGCTACCGCATCAACAGCGACAACGCTGTCGAGGTAACGACGCCCAGCCCTTCGTTCGAGCTGCTGAACGCGGCCAATGGCGACTACGAAGTCACCGTCCGCGCCGTCACAGCGCCGGGCGTCAAATCGCAGCCCTACACGTTCACAGCGTCAGTGCTTGGCAAGACAGCACGACCAGCGGACGTCGCAAACTTGCAGATGACCGTGCAGGCCGACACCGGCATCCTGCAGTGGGACAGCCACGCAGATCTGGACGTTCGCATCGGTGGCCAGATTTCGGTGCGCTACAGCGAGGAACTGGACGGCGCGCAGTGGAACACGTCGCTGCCGGTCGGTGACTTCCCTGGTTCATCGACCAGCGCCAATGTGCCGCTGCGTGCAGGCACATATCTGGCCAAGGCCAAGGACAGTTCTGGCCAGTACAGCCAGAACGCTGCGCTGGTGGTCACCGACGCGCCCAACATCGTGCAGTTCAACGCCGTGGCATCGGCCACGCAAGACCCAGCATTCGCCGGCACCAAGACCGACCTGGTGTTGGTGAATGATCGTCTTGTGCTGGACCAGGCGGAATACATGGACGACATCACCGACTGGGATGCCTACACCAACCTAGAAGGCGGACTGGTCGATTCCGGTGAATACGAATTCGATACCTACATCGACACCGGCGCCGTCTACACCAGCCGAGTGTCGGCCACCTTCAGCGTGCTGTCCTACAACATCACCAACATGGTGGACGAATGGCCGCTGATCGACAGCTTGGGTTTGGTCGATGACGGCGCGCTGGCCACGGACTACGTGGACACGTGGACGGACTGGGACGGCATCGTCAACTTCGACCTGCCCAACACCACCGACGATTCATCGCTGCAGGTGTTCATCAGCACCACCAACGACAACCCAGCGGATTCGCCAACATGGTCAGCCTGGCGCGTGTTCTACGTGGGCGACTACACGGCGCGCGCGTTCAAATTCAAGGTCAAGCTGATTAGGGGCGAAGACACCAACAACCAGGTGGCACTGGCCACGCTGGGCGTGACCGTCGACGTGCCAGATCGCGTCGAGAGCGCGAACAACGTGTCGGTGCCGGCCGGTGGTTTGTCGGTCACGTTTGCAAACGCGTTCTTCGACGTGCCAGCCACGGCCATCACGGCAGAGAATATGGCGACGGGAGATTACGCGCAAATTACCGCGAAAACTGCCGCAGGGTTTACAATTCAGTTCAAGAATAGCGCAGGGACCGGCGTGGCCCGCACCATGGACTGGATCGCCAAAGGTTACGGTTACAGGAATTAAGGACCAAGAATGAGCCAACACGACTACAACATTGCGAACGGCGGCGGTGCCGCTGTACGCGCTGACATCAACAACGCCCTGCTGGCGATCCTGTCGCAGAACAGCGGTGCGACTGCACCCACGACTACCAAGCCGTTCATGTTCTGGTATGACACCACGACCGGCGTGCTGAAGATGCGAAACGCTGCCGACACGGCGTGGGTGGATGCCATCACTGGCGTGTCTGGTGGCAATGGCTTGGGCATGGTCAACCGCATCATCAACGGACGCATGGAGATTGACCAGCGCAACCTTGGTGCTAGTTTGGCGATTTCCAACGCCGCCGAAAAATATTGTTTAGATCGTTATGCGATTTTTGCGGCAACCGGTTCTGGTCATACGGTTCAGCAAGTATCGGACGCACCGGCTGGCTTCAATAACAGCCTAAAGGTGACGATTGGAACTGGTGGTTCCCCATCTTCAACGCACGGCAACTACTTTTACCAAGCGATTGAAGGTTATAACGTTGCAGACTTTGGATGGGGCGCTGCAGGCGCAGCTGCTGTCACACTGTCCTTTTGGGTAAAGAGTTCACTGACAGGTCAGTTCAGCGGCGCAATTGCCAACAATGGCGTCGGTCGTTCATATCCATTTACGTTCACGATCAACTCAGCGAACACGTGGGAACAAAAGGTCATCAATATTTCAGGTGACACAAGCGGCACTTGGAACAAGACGAATTCGGTCGGCTGTTATGTCTGGATGGACCTTGGCGGCGGTTCTAACCAGCAAGGAACTGCTGGCGCTTGGGTCGGCGCTGATAAGCGCTGTGCATCAGGTTCTGTGCAACTTGTCGCCACATCCGGCGCAACTTTGCAGGTGGTTGGTTTTGACCTTCGAAAAGGTACGTTCACTAGCGCACCGGCTTGGGACTGGCGCCCGTATGGTACTGAGTTGGCTTTGTGTCAGCGGTATTTGCCAGCAATCAACACCACATCAACATATGAACTGCTGGGATGGGGGTCGGCGATCTCTGCTGGTCAGGCACTTGTCAATTTCCCGCTGCCTGTCACCCCTCGCGTTCCGCCAACAGGGATTTCTACTAATGCAATGTCGAACTTTGTTTTCAGGAATGGCAGCAATTCAAGCTCAACTCCTACATCTATTCAAATAGGCTCTCAGAGTTCGGCAAATATGTACCAGATGGTCATCAACGGCATTAGTGCCACTACGGGCCAAGCTGTATTCCTACTAAGTGTAGGATCTGGCGCTCAGATTCTTCTTACTGGATGTGAACTATGACAACACCAAATTGGAAACTAGTAAAAAACCCAATCACGCAGCAGGACACAGTTTGGCGTGAGTGGCCTGATGGTCGCCAAGAATCATGTCTTGTTACGGACCAAGCCTATTTGAAATGGCTGGAAGAAGGCAACACACCAGAACCGGCTGACGAGCCTGCCGATGTATGAGCCAACACGACTACGTCATCGAGAACCAAGACGGCGCCAGCTTTCGCGCTGACATCAACAACGCACTGGCGGCCGTCGTCAGCCTGAACAGCGGCCTGACCGAACCAGCTGCACCGTTCGCCTACATGCTCTGGCAGGACACGACTGCCGGCGTCTTGAAGCAGCGCAACGCGGCCAACAGCGCGTGGGTGACATTGACCGACGCACTGGCGATCCGTCAGCTGACCAGCGCAGCAGTTCAGGCCACCACGTCTGGCACGTCCAAAGACTTCACCGACATTCCGTCATGGGTCAAGCGCATCACCGTCATGTTCAACGGTGTCAGCACCAACGGCACAAACTCACCGATCATTCAGCTGGGCGATTCAGGTGGCATCGAGGCCACAGGCTACAGCGCCACGGCGTCTGATTCTGGTGGCCGACTTTCAGAAACCACCGGTTTCCCTGTCGCCCGCGGCGTTGGCGCCGGCGACCAGATGACTGGCATTCTGCAGCTGTCGCTGTTGGACGCGGCAACAAACACCTGGGTGGCGATGGGCAACAGCACACGCACCGGCAGCGCGAACACTTATTTCCTGAGTGGATCGAAAGCGCTGTCGGCAACGCTGGACCGCATCCGCGTCACCACCATCGGCGGCACCGATGCGTTCGACGCTGGGTCTGTCAACATTCTGTACGAATAACATCACCAAAAGACACGGCATTCACATGGCGGTCAGTCAAAACTGCCGTGTAAAATGCTGCCAATTCCACACACAGCGACATCATGGAAACCCCGAACATTCACCACGACCTTGGCCGCCACGATGCACAAATTGAAGCGCTGCAAGAGCAGGTGAAGCAGCTTCACGTGGACATGCAGAAAATGAACGAAACGCTGTCGAAGATCAGCGCCACGTTGTCCGAGGCCAAGGGTGGATGGAAGACGCTTATGCTGGTGGGTGGCATTGCAGCTGCAGTCGGCGCGACATTCTCAAAGCTGGCCGCTTGGTTCCACCAGTTGAACTGACGTGGACCCATTCACCGCCCTGGCTGCATTACGTGCCGCCTACAGCGGGATTCAATACTGCTGCGACTGCCTAAACGAAGGGACCGCTGCGGTTCAAAAAGTAAAGAAAGCAGCAGAGCAAGCCCAGCAGATTGCCAAGGACGTCAAAGGGATCTGGGGCATCATTCGAAGTCTGTTCGGATCCAAACCAGCACCGGCAACCACAACGCCGACACCAGCATCTGAACCAGCCAAGCCAGGCAAAAAACCCAAAGAAGAATACACCACCCACATCCCGACAGAGGACGAAATGGTGACCCAGTTCGTGCAGCACGTGGGCAATTTCTTCAGCCAGCACCGCGCCCTGTCTGAGTATTGCGAAAAGCGATACGCCGAGGTTTACGCGATGGACCGGCCAGATCCGCGTGACATTTTGGAGCTGTCGCAGATCAAGAACGAGCTGGACGGCGCATACATGAAACTCAGCGAAATGATGCGAGTGCGTGCGCCAAAACAGCTTGGCCCTTTGTGGGACAATTTCAACCAGATCTACGGCCAAGTTCAAGAGGAACAGCAGGCACGCAAGGAACGCGAACGCATCAAACGGCAGAACGACGCATGGCTACAAGACCAAACCAAAATTTTTCTAATCGACCGCTTAGTGGCGCTGGTGGTCGTGGCGGGTCTGACAGCCTGGGCGTGGGCGCTGATGTGGTCGTCAGGATGGCAAGATCTGACACCGCTTGGTTTCGGGTCGTCGTGATATTTCTGTCGCTGGCGCTGTGGTTCGGTTTGCCGCTGGCGTTCCTGATCTGGAAAGACACCAAAAAGACACTGGCCAAGCAGGACGCGGTCATCGAGCAGCAAAACCGTAAAATATCCAAACTGGAACAAAAACTGAAAGACCCCGATGACACGAAGTGAACTGGAAATCATCATCAAGAAACGCGCCGCCATCGTCATCACGACGTTCGCTGCGCTGCTGGCCATCAACACCATGATCGGCGGCAGCAACAGCGGCCGCGTTCTAACCAACACCATCGCGGCCAACAACGTGTGGGCCTGGTATCAGGCCAAGAACGTGCGGTCGGTGGTTTACGCCACCACCGCTGACACAGCGCCCACCAAGGCGGTCGCAGAACACTACACAGCCGAAGCCAAGCGCATGAAGGCCGACATGGTCGAGCTGGAAGCCAAGGCGCGCAACCTGGAAGCAGAGCGCGACGCAGCCAAGGCCCGTTCGGTGTTTTTCACTTACGCAGGCAGCGCCCTGCAAATCGGAATCGTGCTGTCCACAGCAGCGATCTTGGCGGTCACCATGCCGCTGTTCTGGGCATCGGTGGGCGTCGGTTCACTTGGTGCCGTTCTTTTCGCCTTCGGCCAATTTGGAGTATGACCCCATGAAACAAATCATTGCAGCCATCAATTCGCGCACGTCGCAGTTCGCCATCGTCCCCTTGCTGATCTTGGGCTGGTTCATCTACACCGACCCGTCGCCCAATTTCGCTGACACCATCCTGCGCGTCCAGCTGTGGGCACAGGCGCTGCTGGTCACCGGCGTGGCATACGGCATCGGCAAGGCCATGCTGGGCAACGCATCGAGCGAAGATCTGTACGAACAGTCCATCATGGGCAACTACGCGGCCGGCATCGCCTACCTTGGCGTTTGTTTGCTGCGCGGCTTCGTGCTGATCGGCTTGCTGCTGTTCTTCGCACAGGTGCAAAAGTGAAGCGCCTGGCGGCCATCCTGTGCGCATTCAGCATGGTGGCGGCTGCCAGCGCAGCGCCTACCAAGCGCGCACCACCACCGGACGTCAAAACCTACATTCCAGAACAGGCGGTGGAATATCTGCCGACGCTGAAAGCCCAGGTGAACGACGTCTGGCCATCGTTCCAATTTCCCAACTACTTCGGCGCCCTGATCGAGCATGAAAGCTGCATCAGCCTGACGCATAGCAAGTGCTGGAACCCCAAGTCGCGCCTGAAGTCAGACCGCGAGGAAGGCGCCGGCCTTGGCCAGCTGACCCGTGCGTTCAAGGCAGACGGTTCGACCCGTTTCGACGCGCTGGAAGATGCCAAGCGTCTGGACGCCAAGGGGCTGAACGACCTGCGCTGGGACACGGTCTACAGCCGGCCGGATCTGCAGATGCGCGTTCTGATCCTGATGACGCGCGCCAGCTGGAACCGCCTGGACAAGCTGGTGCCAGATCCAGAGGGCAAGCTGGCCATGACGGATGCGGCCTACAACGGCGGCCTGGGTGGCGTGCTGAATGAGCGCAGAGCCTGCGGCCTGCGTGAAGGATGCGACCCCAACAAGTGGTTCGGCCACGTCGAAAAAGTATGCCTGAAATCAACCAAACCGCTGTACGCCGGCCGAAGCGCCTGCGACATCAACCGACACCACGTGGAAGACGTCCTGCACACCAGGATGCCGAAATACAAGGGCAAGGTGTGATGGGCAGGCTGCTGTCGATCCTGACCGGCTTCATTCCACCATGGCTGCCACTGGCGGCCATTGCCGTGCTGACTGGCGCGCTGGGCATGCAGACGGTTCGGCTGTCATGGGCCAAGGCCGAGCTGGCCACGTATCGCATGGAAGTCGCAGAGAACACCGCCAAGGCCGAAGCAGCCGCACGCGCTACCGAACGCGCCTGGCAAAAACAGAATGAGAGGGTCGCCAAAGATGCCATCGAAAAACAAACCGAGCTGGCCAAGCGCGCTGCTGATGCTGCCCTTGCTGCTGACAGCCTGCGCGACCAGATCGACCGACTTAATGCCCGTCCAAGCCCCGCAGATCCCGCTGCCACCGCCTTCGCTAATGAAGCCCGTGCCGCAAGAGAGCTACTTGGAAGGTGCGCAAAGGCATATCGAGGACTGGCGGAAAGAGCTGACGAGTACCGCAATCAAGTGATGGGGCTGCAGGACTACGCCCACGGAATCACAGGCGAGTGAACATCCGGTCGCGGCGTTCTTGAAGCCGTGCGCATTCGATGCACAGGCGAAGGTTCAAGGCGCGACGTGCTGGCGTGATGGGATCGTCGCAGCGTTCGCAGTTTTCAGGTGATGGGTTCGCAGTCACAGCCTGCACGGCTGCGATTCTGTAGTTCATTTCACGCATGATCATGTCATTGGCGACGTCGGCTTCATCCATCAGCCGATTGTAGGCAGTTTTCGAGCCACGCATTCCACTTGGCCATGGCGTCGCGTTTCTGCGCCATGTAGTCGGCGCGGTCGTAGTGGCGGGTGCCGGTGTCACCCATGGCGTGCTGTTGGATCAGGTCGCGGGTGTAGCGGTCGACGCCGGCGTCATGCGTGCGCGATTTCCACGTGCGGCGCAGATCCCGCGGCTGGAAATATTCGGCGCCAACCGTCGGCCGCCACCGCGCCAGCGCCTTGCAGATCCCCATGTCAGAAATCGGCATCAGCAGCCCAGTGGGACGCACCTGCAGCAGCAAGCGCAGCGTGGGCAGTGCCAGATCCGGCAACGGCACAACATGCGGCAGGCGGCCGCCCTTGGTCTTTTCGGCCGGCATGGTCCACGTGGCGCTGGCCAGGTCGATTTCGCTGGCGTCCATTCGCAGTGTTTCGCGCACACGCTGGCCACAGCAGATCAGCAGCCGGATGGCCGCAGCCGTTTCGAGCGCGAACCCTGCACCCGACGTGGCGTGCCACAGCTGCGCGATTTCAGAGGCAGACAGCGCACGGTCGCGGGCCTTGGCGGCGCCGGTGTCTTTGGGCACCGCAGTGACTGGGTTAGTCTTGATGCCCCAGTCCTGGCGGCGGTCGGATCTGTAGTCGTGCGCGGCCTTCATGCCGTAATTGAACGCGGCGGACATGTAGGACCGGAACCGGTCGGCATACACCGCAGCGCCGCGGCCGTACACGCCAGCGAGGAACGCGGCAACGTCTGACGCATCGACGTCACCAGCTGGTCGGTTCGGCCCAAGGAATTCAGCCACCTGTTTCAAGCTGTGGCGCACTTGCGCGGCGCTGGACTTGCCATCGGCCACCATCTGGTCGACGTAGGCATAGAACAGCCGCTGCACCGTCGGGCGTTCGGTCACGGCGACAACGACGCGTGGGCTTTTGCCAGACGCCAGCACGGCGCTGACCTGTTCACGGAACGCGTCACGCGCCTGCCCTGCCCCCATGTCGGGATAGCGGCCGAGCGACTTTTTGCGCTGCTTTCCATCGACCCACCAACGGCCAACCCACTGCGCCGCGGTCTGGTCTTTCAGCTTGCGAATCACCAGCACCAAGCTGCCGGTTCCATGGCTGCCGCCGTCGTTCAAGGTGGTTTCGGTTTCGCAGCGCCGGATGGCCGCTTGGATCTGTCGGTCAGAGAGCATGGTGGGTTCCGTGGGTAAGGTTTAGGGTAAGGTTTGCGCCAACCGAATAACATCAGCCAGCCAAGGCACTTAGCCCGAAGCGCAGACAAAATGCAACAGAAAACAATGGTTTGTGGGTGAACAGCGTGAACGGCAATGATCTAGCGTGATGCGCAATTTTGTGACTTTTAATCAGTAGGTCGTGGGTTCGACCCCCACAGCGCTCACCACCTAAACCACGGAAATCACACAGAAAAAAATGGCCCCGCAAGGGGGCCAAATTTATTCGGGTAAGGTTTAGGGTTAGGTTCGCGCCATCCCAAGCGTTCTTGCGTTTTCCCATTCTGCGACGGCGTGCGCTGGGTACAGCACCCGACCGCCGATCTTGGTGTAGCGTGGGCCTTCGCCGGTGCTGCGCCAATTCGCCAATGTCCGAATGGTGATGGTTTGCTTGTAACGCGCAACCAGTTCGGATGGCGTCAGGTACTGCGTATTCGCCGGCATCTCAGTAGGACCTTTGTCAGAAAACATTTACACCCCCAACTGTCTCATTTTTTGCGTTTTCAGGCTGTGGCTGCGAAGCATTTTCCACAGCATCAGAAGCAGAATTCAGGGCTGAAATTGACGACGGTGTGTCAACAGAAGATGACTTTCTACCTTCGTCGAATGCCGCTGCGGAAGCCTTCAGCTGTTCTTTGAAGTTATCGCCCAATGCCTTGCGGATATTGGCAGGCGTGGCCATCCATGCTGCCTGCAGAGCAGCCAAACCTTGCTCTGTCACGTTCAACAACAGACCGCGGTGGTGTTCGATGGCTGGATCTACTTGTTCGGCGCCGTCCACCCACTTGCGCAGCTGCTGGCCTTCTTTGACGCCGATGTAACCTTCACCACGCCCAAGCACTGCCTGCAGTTCGGCTGGGCACTTCAGCACGTCCTGGCTGTAGCCTTGGTTGTGCATCATCAAGCTGACGGTGGCTTCGTAACTGAAATTCTTTTCCTGAATCGGCTGAATGCCGAGCTTGATCGGGTTTTTCGGATCGGTGAAGTCGACTTTTTCACGGGCACGGGTGCAGGCAATGATGTGCGCTGGCGACTGCAGCATGTGCGTCATAAAGCGCTTATGCAAAGCCTTGGCACGTTTCCAGTCTGGGAAGCGCGACTGGTTGGCGATCCATTCGCAGCCGCCTTCAGATTCCCATTCGTGCGTCACGCTGTCGATGACGATGACTTCGGCACCGGCACGGCACGCAGCGTCGATGGCTTCGATGTAGCGGTCGGGGCTGAACGGCGCGTAGAAGTCCAGTTTGTTGAATTGCGCCTTGCCAGGCAGGATGTCGGCATACAGCGAACCGCGGCGGTTTTCGGTGTCGATCAGCACCACCTTGCTGGCGTCTTTGCCGGCCAGGCCGAACGCCAACTGCAGCGCGGTGTAGGTTTTGCCGGAGCCGGACGGACCCGACAACTGGATCAAGAGGCGTGCGCCTTGGCGCTTTGCTGGGATGATTTCAAATGACATTTTGAGCTTTCAAGTTAGGCCGGTTGGCCGTTTTTAGGACAGGGGAAATTTGTAGCGCCGGCTGCGATCACGAACCGATCGGCGCCTTGGTGGCGGCGTTGCGGCATCTTTTCGAGCAGCTGGCGCGTGAGGTCGCGGGCTTGGTTCAGCGTCACGTTCGGCGGTGGGCAGATCAGAACGCCCAGGTAGGCATCCCAAACGCCGGCCACGTAACCGAGCGCCGCCATCTGTTCGAGGGCGTCGCCTTTCATGCGTTGCAGCAGCATGTTGCCGTCGTAGAACTCAGCGTGCGCCGAGGTCGCGGACAGCATGGCCAAGGCCAACACCAGGTGCTTCATGCGCCGGCCTGCGCGTTATCGTTGGCAGCCTTCAGCGCCCATGCAGGAACACCCAGCGGCGTCACGTCGGTGGTGTAACCTGGCCAGCGATCAGCGGCCGTGCAGTCGGCCAAGATCCGCAACAGCCGGCGATATTCGCGGCGGCCCATGTCCAGCATCGCTTCGTCTGCAAAGTAGAACGCGCAGGCATAGGGCGCCGACTTTTCAAACGCTGCGAACACGAACGCATCAGGACGCTGGCCGGTGGCCTGTTCGATGCCGTCGACGTACCAAGCAGCCTGCACCCAGTAGCGGAAATTCCACGCCGACTTTGCGAAGCCTTCAGCGCTGGCGTCTTCGGTCGACTTCAGGTCCACGATCAGCGGCAGCCCAAGCCAGTCTGGCCGGCACTTGCACAGCAGGCCGGTTTCTTTGTCGGTCCAATAGGCCGACAGTTCTGGCGTGCCGTTGGCGAATACTTTGCGCGCAGTCGGGTGTTCACGAACCTGGCGGCTAATCGCTTGGCAGGTTGCGAAGTCTTCGGCGCTGATCAGATCCGCACCAGCCGCTTCTGCGTCAGCGACAAACTGCTCCCAAGTGGCCTTCCCGTCCTTGGTGCGGCGGTCGACCTGTGGCGCGACCATGTGGCGCTTGGTGAATTCGTCGGGTTCCAGCACCGCGGTGTGGATGGCCGTGCCCAGCTTCATCGCCGGCGTCGGTTCTTTACGTTCGCGGTTCGGGTCGAGGTACTTGGACCAGTAGTGCAGCGGCGAACGCGCAAGCACATCGAGGCCAGATTTAGAAACGCCGACACCACCGTGGTAGTCGTCGTTCGAAATACCAGAGTAAATCCCTGTTTTCATTTGTTGCCTATCCTTTCAATGTTCACGGTAAGTCACCGCGATTTCATTCTATTACTTAAAAACACGAAAACGCATGTTTTTGTGGTGCTATGATTCAAAAAAACAACGCTTCACGGCAATGACAAAAAAATGAATGGAAATGATCTTTACTGGAAAATCAGGAAAATGGCGGTAGACGCCAAAATTCCAGTGTCCGAACTTTGCCGATTGGCAGGCGTGAATCACGCCACCGTCTACAAGTGGAAACACTTGGAAGAAGCGGCGCCGCACATGGCGACGGTCATGCGTCTTATTTCGACGGCCGAGAACTTGAGCGGCTGCCAGTACGACGAACTGGCGCATGAAATTGGCTATTCAATCAAACTAAAAGCTGTCTACCGGTCGATGATCCACCGGTGCCACGGACACAGCGTTCCTGAATATCAATGGAGCAGATACGGCGGCCGAGGGATCAGCGTTTGCAACGAATGGCGCCAAGACCGTGGTGCATTCATTACGTGGGCGCTTGAAAACGGATACCGCCCTGGTCTGCAAATTGACCGCATCGACAACGACAAAAACTACGAACCGGCAAACTGCCGGTTTGTGACACCAAAGCAAAACGCAGCAAACCGCGCGCTGGCCACTGTCGAGGTGCACGCATGAACTTCATCACGTCACTGGCGTCGTCCGTCATCTTCGCGCTGCTGGTCGGCACATGGCTGCGCATCGTCTGGTTGGGCTTCACGATGTGGGGGCCGCTGTGAGCCTGCGCCCATACCAACACGAAGCCATCGAGCAACTGCGCAATGCCTACCGTGAAGGCTACCGCGCACCCATCCTTTGCGCGCCAACCGGCAGCGGCAAGACGCACACAGCAGCCACCATCATCCGGTCGGCCGTCAGCCGTGGCCACACCGTCTGGTTCATGGCGCACTTGCGCGAGATCCTGACGGCAACCAGCGCCAAGCTGACCACCGAGGGCATCGACCACAGCTTCATCATGGCGAACCGGCAGTGCGACCCATTCAGCCAGGTGCAGGTGGTGAGCGTGCAAACGGCAGCGCGCCGCCTTGGAATGCACCGCAAGCCGCACCTGATCGTGATCGACGAAGCCCACCTGGCCGTGGCCGCCACATATCGCCAAGTGATCGAAGACTGCGGCAACCCGCTGCTGCTGCACCTGACAGCGACACCGGTGCGCCTGGACGGCCGCGGCATGCGCGAGGTGGCCGACACCATCGTGCAGACGTGCGGCACGCAAGATCTGATCGACATGGGTATGCTGGTGCCCATTCGCTACTTCGCGCCCAGCACGCCAGATCTGACAGGCGTGGCGACCATCGCCGGCGATTACGCGCAAGGCCAACTGGCCACGGCTATGAACAAACCAAAGATCACCGGCAACGCGGTGGACCATTACCGCAAGCTGGCGCATGGCCGGCCGACCGTGGTGTTCTGCACATCGGTGAAGCACGCCGAAGACACGGCGGCCATGTTCAACAGCGCCGGCTACCGAGCCGTGGCGATCAGCGGCAGCAGCGACCAGACAGACCGTGACGCCGCACTGGTGGATTTGGCAGCCGGCCGCATCGACGTGGTGGTGAACTGCCAGCTGTGGGTGGCCGGCGTGGACTGCCCAGCGGTGAGCTGCATCATCCTGCTGGCGCCAACCAAGTCGGTCACCAAGTACCTGCAAAGCGTCGGCCGCGGCCTGCGACTGCACCCAGGCAAGACGGACTGCATCGTGCTGGACCACGCCGGCAACGCGCTGCACCACGGACTGCCAACCGAGGCACGCGAGTGGTCGCTGGACGGCACCAAACGCAACAAACGCAACACAGACGCCGCCGAATCGGTGCGCCAGTGCGAACGCTGCTACTTCGTGTTCAAGCCGCAGGCCGAGTGCCCGAATTGCGGCCATGTCCATGTGGCCAAGCCCAAGGTGTTGAAGCAGACCGACGGTGAGCTGGCCGAGATCACGGCCATCAAGCGCGTCAAACAAGAAGAAGTAAAAAGAGCGCGCACAATAGAAGATCTGAAAAAAATCGCAGAACAGCGCGGGTATTCCATGGCGTGGGTGTGGAACCTGATGCGCGTTCGGGGGTCAAAAAATGCACGACTTTAAGAAATGCACAAAGTGCGCAGAGACAAAACCGCTGGCTGAATTTTTTGCGCGTAAACATAATTCGAAAGACGGCAGGATGTCGTGCTGCAAAGCGTGCAAAACCGCAGCAATTTACAAATGGCGCGAAGACAACAAAGAAAAGTGGAACAGCTATACACGCGCAAATTCAATGACACCAAAAGCGGTCGAGCGACGCAAACAATATGCGCAACGCCAAGACGTAATCGAACGACTGCGTGACAGCTACAAAACAGAAAAATACCGAGCAAAAAAACGCCTGTGGAGCGCCGCCAACCAAGCCAAGCTGCGCCACTACTACAAAGACAAAAACCACAGACGACGCGTCGCATATCGTGACGGCGGAGTGACTGAACGCGAATGGCTAGGCATTTGCGCGAAATATCAGCACAGGTGCGTCTATTGCTATCGCAAGACAAAGCTGACCATGGACCATGAGATCCCGTTGTCAGCTGGCGGTACGCACACACCAGGCAACATCGTGCCGGCATGCCAGCGCTGCAACGCATCAAAGCAGGCCAAACACCCCATCGACTACGCCCAGCGTTTCTTGGGTCGCCTGCTATGAACTGCTACCCGAAGTGCAACCACATGCGCGTGCTGATGCACGACGGCCAAGAAACTTGCACCTGGTCGGACGACTGGCGCGAGGAATGCGAAGCCAGTGCCGTTCTGGCCATGCCACTGGTGCAGCGCCGGCGATATCTGTGGGGATACAACAACACATACACAGGAAAATGGGTCAAAGGCATCAAAGAAATTCGCGGCGAGGCCGCATTGGCCAAATTGCAAAATAGAATCACAGCCCTGTGGAACGCACGACAGCTTGGAAAAGGGGTACGCCCAGCCGGCGGTGGCGCGTAACACCGGCTGCCAATGACGGCGAAACTCCTTTCGCGTCGTGCGTTGGCTGACACCACGGAAAGACGTGGATTTTTTATTCAATCAATCGAGGACCATTACATGGCAATCACGAAAAAATACGACATCGCAGTCAAGACCGGCAGCTACCAGGACAACCAAGGCCAGACCAAAAACCGATACATGAACATCGGCGCGGTCATGCAAGGCGACAATGGCCCGTTCATTCTTCTGGACCCCATGGTGAACTTGGCCGCAGCGCCACGCGAACCAGGCAAAGACCGTGTGATCTGTTCGTTGTTTGAGCCACGCCAGGACGGACAGCAAGCACCAGCTGCAGCGCCAGCACAGCGCCAGCCACAGCGCCCAGCGCCAGCGCCGCAGCCCATGGACGACGACATCCCGTTCTGACCATGACGCAAGACATCGACACAACACTGGCCGAGCGTGGCGCACGCTACGGCAAGTTCAAAGACCATGCTGCAATCGCCCAAGAACTAAAGCGGGCGCTATATCGCCACATGGATAAGGTGAGCAAAATCGAGCCTGACGCGGACCAGCTGGAAGCCTTAGAAATGATCTGCCACAAGCTGGCCAGAATCGTGAACGGCGACCCCAACTATGCCGACAGCTGGGTCGACATCGCCGGCTACGCCAAGCTGGTGGCAGACCGACTGGAAGGCGAGGAGCGTTGAGCGAAGTCGCCATCCAGCAGCAGATCCGGCTTGCGTTATCGCAGGCCGGTTCTGTCATGCACCGCAACAACGTCGGCGCATACAAAGACCCAAAGACCGGACGGTTCATTCAGTACGGCGTTGGCAACCCAGGCGGCAGCGATCTGATCGGCTGGACGCCCGTGGTCATCACACCGGACATGGTGGGGCGCAAGGTGGCCGTGTTCACCGCCTGCGAAGTAAAGACGGCCAACGGCAGGCCGACAGAACACCAGGTCAACTTCATCGCGCAAGTATTGAAGGCCGGTGGATTTGCCGGAATCGCACGATCACCTGGCGAAGCTGTTGCGATTACACAACATTCAGGGTTTGTCCTAAGTAAATAGCCAAAATCTTTGGCATAATAGCGGTCATGGGCAGCACGGTGCAGCCCAACAACGAAAGGACCGCAAAATGAAACCCAGCCACTTCACCACACCACGCACCATGGACGAAGCCACCTTCTACGCATGGGGCGCATCAATCCACCGCGACCCGCCATCCAAAATGGAATGGCAAGACAAGCTGATCATCGGCGTCAGCATCGTCGCTGTGATCGCCTGCCTGTTGATCATCAAGATCTGGGGCTGAACATGCCGATCATGGACCCAAACCTGCGCGCTGACATCGACCACATCGTCGCAAAGCTGCTGCAACAAGAAACCAGCCACATGATCAACAAACAACACCTGGCGCGGCTGCTGAAAGACGCAGCCTGCGCCGGCGTGCTGTCGGGCTTCACGGCCGGCACCAAGGCCGAGCGAAAGCGTCACGAAGCCAAGGACGGCCAGCAATGACCTGGCCATTCCCAGCCCAACCAATCCCAGCCGGTGGCAAGCCGCCACGGTTCAATCCCGAAAACTTTGAAGACGCACCACTATGACCAACGCATTCGACATAAAAAACCCGATCATCAAGATCGACACCAAAGGCATGGAGCGCGCAGCAATGAACGCCCGCACCCAGTCCGGCGTGGTCAACAAGAAACGCAAAGAAGGCGTGCAAATGTCCATGGTGGACAGCCGCAGCCTAGAACCAAAAGCGTTCTACTACTTCAGCAAGGCTGGCGGGAAATGAACGACGACGACCTGAAGGCTGTTTTGTTTGCATTTTTTGCGGGCATCCTGACCGGCGTGTTCATGGCCTGCGTGGTGGTGGCCAAATGACCCGCAAGCGCAGCAAGTACCGACCACGCGGCGTGATCATGGACACCATGGCGCACGTCAGCATCGGCCTGAAACCATTGGCCGAGATCGACGACGCGCTGGTCATCCTGCGCATCCGAAACCACGACGCGCTGGCGTCCATTGCACAGGGCAAAGGCGTGCGCGGTGACATCGACACCGTGGTGGCCGCCCTGAACATGGCCGAAGCGCTGACCCTGCAAAACGTGGGCGAAGCCTACCGAGCGCAGATCCGCGAAAGCCAGGATGCATTGCGCCAGATGGCCAGCCGCGGTGTTGGGCTGGGCGACAAGTTCATCTGCAGCGGCCCAGAGCTGACCGCGATCAACTGGGCCATGGAAATTCACGACGCACAGCTGGAAGCCGTGAACGTCAAACAACTGGAAACCGCCATCAAGAAAGTGGCAGCCATCGTGCGAAGCGGTGGGGCAAGGAAAATATGACAACCAACTATGTGCGCCTAGTGCGCAATGACGAGGGCGTGATCGTCGACAGCTTCGACGCCGACGCTGAATTTAAACAGCTGCAACAGATGGTGATCATTCAAGAGCAGATGATCGCGGACCTGCGCGAACTGCTGGACAAGGCACGCCAGATCGCGCTGGACGCTGTCGAGCGCACAGTCAAGGAGCTGCGGACATGAGCGACGGCGGCAAAGGATCAGCACCACGCCCACTGAGCGTGGACACCAAGACATTCGCAGACAACTGGGCGGCAACGTTCGGCAGGAAAGAACTGCCGATCACCATGGAGCCTGACGACACCGACATCGAGCCTGAAGACGACGACGAAGACGACATCTGTTCGGCCTGCAACGGGTCCGGCGAAGGAATGTACGACGGTTCGACCTGCTACAAGTGCCACGGGTACGGCCACTGCGAGGGCAACGCATGACCAAGTGGGGCGAAGTATCGGAGCGCATCCTGAACGCGCTGGAAACCATCGGTCCAATGACCCGCGTGGAGCTGTGCAATCACCTGGGGCTTGATCGAGGCATTGGCGCCGCCGTTGCAAACCGGTTGGCCAGGACGTCGGCCACAAAGCCAAAGCGCGTCTACATCACCGCCTACGTCTACGACCAAGAGGGACAGCGACGCTATCCGCGCGCGGTCTACGCCATTGGCGACAAACCAGACGCCAAGCGGCCGAAGGCGGACACTGCGGCCAACAAACGACGCTACATCCAGGCGAAGGTGGCGCGGTTCAAGATGAACAGCGTTTTCAACATGGGACTGACACGACGACAGGTCGAAGAAAGGATCGGTGCGAGGGTATGAGTTTGGAAGCAATGAAACAGGCGCGTGATGAGCTTGAACACATCAAGGCTTGGTGTCTACGCTCACTAGGAATTGGCCTAGTTGATGAAAACAAACTCGCATCCCTACGCCAAGCCATCGCAGAGGCAGAGAAGCAAGAGCCTGTGGCGAAGGTGGTGGCGGATGGCGCAACGGTAAGGTTGGAATGGCACAGCGTTGATGCCGCGCACAACGCCAAAGAGGGAAATCTTTACGCGGACCCACAGCCAAAGCGTGAGCCGCTGATCGGACAAAAGATCATCGACATCGCAGACAAGTTCGACTGGGACAAGGACTGCGCTGTGCGTTTTGCCAGAGCCATCGAAGCCGCCCACGGCATCAAGGGGAAGCCATGACAACAGACACACAATCCCTGCTGACGCTGCTGGGCCTGATCTTCGCCAGCGCTGCGCTGACCATCGCGGTGCTGGCTGGGTGGGTGGCTTGGTGTTTGAGGGGGCAGCAATGACATCGCATGAATTTGTACGCGCACAGGCGGTGCTGGGCATGAAAAACAAGGACATGCAAGGCATCTTCGGCGTCAGCGACCAGACGATCATCAACTGGCGCAAGGGCTACACTAAAGTGCCAGGCGCAGTGGCTTGGGCGATTCGGTCACTGCTGAAGCAGGTAAAAACGGAGTTATGATTCAAACGCAGACAGGCATTGCAGCGCGGCCTGTCTGTTTCCAATGTAGCGCTCAACCAAGGTTCGTATGTCATCCGAAGATCTTTCCCCAGCATCAATGCCATTTCAGTCGCGCATTCGCGACATGGCCAACAAACCCATCCAATTAGAAGTCGCCCATGTCATCCACGACTACGTGGATCTGGCCAAGCGCATCCTGCTCGAACACCGCGTCCGTGACTTCACAGCGCGTGACGTTGTCGCATTGGCCACCGCCATGGAAGCCCGCGACAGGAAGCTGCGGTACACCACCGTCGAAGGGGCCGACAAATGATCAGCCCAATCGAACAATTCCGCGACGCAATGGCGGCGGTTGGACTACACACCAACGACGAAATCATCGACGACGGCAAGATCCACCGCGTCCAGCTTGAAGGCGACAAGCCACGCAGCAACAACGGGTGGTACGTCATGCACGGTGACGGCGTGCCGGCCGGCGCATTTGGCAGCTGGAAGCACGACATCAGCGGCACTTGGTGCAGCAAGTCAGAACACGAATTCACGCCAGATGAACGCAGGGAATATGCGCGCCGCATGGACGATGCGCGCAAACAACGCGAAGCCGAACAAGAGCAAATCCGCGCAGAGGCCCGCGAACGTGCCGCATCCATCTGGAACGCATCACCACCGGCGAACGACAACCACCCATACTTGGTGCGCAAGCAGGTCAAGTCGTTCGGACTGCGCGAGAGCCGCGGAAGTTTGGTGCTGCCTGTCACATCACCCGATGGCGTCATCCAGTCCCTGCAGTTCATCGACGCCGAAGGCAACAAGCTGTTCCTGAAGGGCGGCATGAAGCGCGGCTGCTACTACAAGATCGGCGGCGCACCCGTTGACCGCGTGATCGTGGCCGAGGGCTACGCGACCGGCGCAAGCCTGCACATGGCGCATGGCTGCCCAGTGGCCGTGGCGTTCGACGCAGGGAACCTGCAGCCCGTCTGCGACGCCATTCGCAAGCGCCTGCCAGCGCACATCGACATCGAGATCTGGGCCGACAACGACCTGAATACCAAAGGAAACCCAGGCGTGACCAAGGCGACCAAGGCTGCCGAATCCGTCGGGGCCAAGGTGGTCGTGCCAGACATTGCCGGCGACTGGAACGACGTGGCTGTGGCCGACGGCATCGAGGCGGTTCGCGACGTGGTGGTTGCCAACGACAACCAGCCAATCGACATGACGCCGCTGCCGTACATCGGGTCACGCGGCAAGCCACTGGCCACCATCGAGAACCTGCACGAAATCTGCCGGCGACTGGATGTGACCATCCGCTACGACGTCATCCGCAAGGACGACGAGATCCTGATCCCAGGCGTGAACTTCAGCGTGGACAACAAAGCCAACGCAAGCCTGGCGTGGCTGTCATCCCAATGCGCCAAGTTCAACTACCCAACCGGCCAGATCGGTGACTTCGTGACGTTCTTGGCAGACCAGAACCTGTACAACCCAGCCATCAACTACGTGACCAGCCGCCCATGGGACGGCGTGAGCCGCATCAAGGCGTTCTACAACACCGTGACGGCCAAGGGCCAAGACCAGACCCTGAAGGAAACGCTGATGAAGCGCTGGATGATCAGCGCCATCGCCGCGGCTTTCAGACCTGACGGCGTGAGCGCCCACGGCGTGCTGGTGTTGCAGGGCGACCAATACCTGGGCAAGACCAAGTGGTTCAAGTCGCTGGTGCCAGACAGCACGCGACTGGCCCAAGACGGCTGGATCTTGCGCCCAGACGACAAAGACAGCGTCAAGCAGGCGTGCAGCTTCTGGCTGGTGGAGCTGGGCGAACTGGATGCGACGTTCCGCAAGTCAGACATCGCAGCCCTAAAGTCGTTTCTGACCCGCGACCGCGACGTGCTGCGTCGAGCATACGCAAGGCGTGAATCGGAATACGGACGCCGCACCGTGTTCTTTGCCAGCGTGAACCCCCGCGAATTCCTGCACGACATTACCGGCAACCGACGCTACTGGACCATCGAGTGCGAACACATCGACCACAGCCACAATCTGGACATGCAGCAGGTCTGGGCCGAGTTTTACCAGATGTACGAAGCCGGCGAGACTTGGTTCTTGCAGCCCGACGAGATGGCCAAGCTGAACGAGGCCAACACGGAATTCGAGGTCCGCGACCCAATCGAAGACCGCCTTATGTCACGACTGGACTGGCAAGCACCCAACGCAATCTGGCGATGGATGACCGTGCTGGACGTGCTGATCGAGGTCGGCATCGAGCGACCAGAACGCAACCAACTGAACACAGCCGGCCACATCATCAGGAAGCTGAACAACGGAGCAGCCAAGAAAACCCACGGCGTGCGTCGTGTGTTGGTGCCACCCAAGACAGGCGACCAAGATCAGCCATTTTGATCAATCGGGGGTCACTTATTTGCATAGCAGGCATAGTGACCCCGCCCCATGACCCCCCATCAAACCCGCGCTGGCATTGGCTTGCGGACATATGGGGTCACTTGGGGTCGTTACATATATATGAAGGATATAAGAGGGAAATGGCAGCACGCGTAAGCACGAGCGCACATAGGAAAGTGACGACCCCATGGCCCCCATACGACCCCCCCACCATCAACTTAGTTAGTACTCACTAACATTCACGGAAAACACATCAGCGCCAATTCCAACCTGGCGCTATCATTCAAACCATGCAGATCACAGTCGAATCCAACATCAAAGCCATCATGCCCAAGCTGGAACAATTCACCAGCAGGCAGGCGCCGTTCACCATTGCCAAGGCACTGACAGCCACAGCCAAGCTGGTGCAGGCCGAGATCAAGCAACAGCTGCCCACAGCGTTCGACCGGCCCAACGCATTCACGCGTCAGGCGTTCGCAGTGCAGATGGCGCGCAAAGACAGCCTGACTGCCATCGTGTTCGCCAAGGACAGACAAGCCCGATACCTAAAGTTCGGCGTGCAAGGTGGTGGGCGACGCATCAAGGCGTTCGAACGCAGGGTCGATGCAACAACCAACGCTGATGCCGAAGCTGGCACAGGCAAGCTGGTGCCCACCCGCAACATCAGGCTGGACGCATCAGGTGGTGTGAGCTTGGCCACCATCAAGCGCATCACACAACAAGGCAATCGCAAGTACTTCATCGGCAAACCACAGGGCCAAGGCCAGAACGCATCGCGTGGGTATGGCATCTACGAACGCATGGCAGGTGGCAAGCGCATCAAGGCACTGATGGTCTTCGCTGAACCAAGGGACTATCGCAAGCGACTGGACATGCCAGGCATTGGCGCACGTGTCGTGCGTCAGCGCTTCGACACCGAGCTGCGCAACGCATGGACCTTGGCCATGAGGACAGCCCGATGATGTGTTGTTTCTACACCACAGAAAAATCGCGGGTCCTTCCTGGGTGGGGTCTGTCGTGGGTCATTCCCCCGCGCGATCTTTGGTTAGTGGGCGCTAACATTACTACTTGAACGCTAAATGCCTACTGTTACCCCTACCGCATACGCAAAGCACCGCAAATGCAGCCCTGAAGGTGTCTTCGACGCCATCAGAAAAGGCCGTCTGCAGGCATCCGTGACGCGTCAAGAATCCGGCCGCTACTTGGTGGACGTCGAGCTGGCCGACAAAGAGTGGGCCGCCAACACAGACAGCGGCACCGGTTCGCTGGCGCACGCCAAAAACAAACCCGCAGCAGAGCCTGTGGCCGTCGAATCCGAAGACGGGATGACCTACGCCGAAGCCCGCGCCAAGCACGAACAGTTCAAGATGCGACTGGCCGAGCTGGAACTGGAACAGCGCGAAGGCAAACTGGTGGAAGCTGACGTGGTGCAGCGTGAAGCCTTCAAGGCAGCCAGGCAGGTGCGCGACGCACTGCTGAACCTGCCAGACCGTGTGGCCGGCGTGCTGGCCGCAGAGACAAACCAATTCAAAGTGCATCAGATGCTGACCAAAGAGATCCGACGCGCGCTTGAAGACCTGAAGTTCGACTGATGGACGGCGCCATCGTTTATCGCACGGCGTTCGCCAACGGCCTGCGACCCGATCCAGACTACACGGTCAGCACGTGGGCAGATGCCAACCGCATGCTGTCGCAGAAAGCGTCGGCCGAGCCTGGCCGCTGGCGCACTGAGCGCACGCCATACCTGCGCGAGATCATGGACGAAATGTCGCCCAGCAGCCCAGCGCAGCGCGTGGTGTTCATGGCTGGCGCGCAGGTGGGCAAGTCCGAAACCGGCAACAACTGGTTGGGCTTCGTGATCCATCACGCGCCTGGTCCAATGTTACTGGTGCAGCCAACGGTCGACACGGCCAAGCGGTTCAGCAAACAGCGACTGGCGCCCATGATCGAGGAAACGCCGATCCTGCACGAACGCATCGCCAACAACGCCAGCCGCGATGCGTCCAACAGCATGATGACCAAAGAGTTCGACGGTGGCGTGCTGATCATCAGCGGAGCGAACAGCGCGGCCGGCCTGCGGTCGATGCCAGTGCGCTACCTGTTCCTGGACGAGATCGACGCCTACCCGCTGGACGTGGACGGCGAAGGTGACCCGATTCAGCTGGCGGAAAAGCGCACGACCACGTTCGCACGGCGCAAGGTCTACATGTGCAGCACGCCGACAGTGAAAGACGTGTCGCGCATCGAGCGCGAATATCTGCGCAGCGATCAGCGCAAGTATTTCGTGGCGTGCCCGCACTGCGACCACAGCCAGTGGCTGAAGTGGGGCAACCTGAAATGGGACAACGACGACCCGCAGACGGCGGCCTACGCCTGCGACGAATGCGGCACGCTGATTGAGGAACGCCACAAAGCCGACATGCTGGCCAATGGCGAATGGCGTGCGACTGCACCTGGTGACGGCAAGACGGTGGGTTTCCACCTGTCGTCGCTGTATTCGCCGCTGGGCTGGAAGTCGTGGTCAGAGATCGCGGCCGAGTTCATGCAGGCCAAGGGCGACCCGTCGCTGCTGAAAACCTTTGTGAACACGGTGCTGGGCGAAACGTGGGAAGACGACTACAGCGCCAAGCTGGGTGCGGACGACCTGAAAAGCCGCGTCGAGTTCTACACGCCAGGCGTTGCGCCGGCGCGCACGCTGGCAGTCACCTGTTCGGTCGACGTGCAGGACAACCGGCTGGCGGTGTCGCTGTGGGGCTGGGGCCGCGACGAGGAAGGCTGGATCATCGACCACATGGAGATCTACGGCGACCCGTCGCAGCCAAAGCTGTGGGCACAGCTGGACGAAGTGGTGCTGAAGCCGGTGGCGCATGAGCTGGCGCAGCCCATCAAGATCGCGGCCACGGCCATCGACAGCGGTGGTCACTTCACCAGCGAGGTCTACGCCTACGCGCGCGACCGCCGAAAGCACAACGTGTTCGCCATCAAGGGTCAGTCACAACGCGGCAAACAGGCCATCGGCAAACCGACCAAGGTGGATCTGAACTGGAAGGGACAGAAGATCAAAGGCGGCGCCGAGGTCTACCCAGTCGGCACGGACACCATCAAGTCGACGGTGTTCGCACGCATGAAGCTAAACGAGCCAGGACCTGGGTTCCTGCACTTTCATGCGGAGCTGCCGCGGGACTACTTCGACCAGCTGACCGCCGAAAAGCAGATCACGAAATACGTGAAGGGTTTTCCGGTGCGCGAATGGGTCAAAAAGTCGGGCGCGCGCAACGAAGCGCTGGACACTTTGGTCTACGGCTACGCCGCGCTGCAATGGCTTTACACCCGATTCAACCGCCGAACGATCTGGGATCAGTTCGAAAAGTCATTGAATGTCACGCCAAAACAAGAGGCAGAAAAGGCACCCGAACCGCAGAATAGGCGCAGACAGGCTAAAATAGCGCGAAACAACTTTATGACGAACTGGTAAACCATGAACGTCCCTGCCCTTATCTACGCTGGCGACACTGTAAAGTGGAACGAGCCAGCCACCTCCGACTACAGCAGCACGGCTGGCTGGACGGCTACGTTCGCGCTGCGCCATGCCACAGGCAACGACGCGCTGAACATTACCGGCCAAGCTGACGGCGCAGGCGGTTGGAACTTCACCATCACCGCCACACAGACCGCAGCGCTGCATGTGAACGGCCACTGGTGGCAGATGGTCGTGACCAAGGATGGCGAACGCTACACCATCGGCACCGGCAAGATCGAAACGCAGGCCAACATCCCAGCGTCAGGCAACACGTTCGACGGCCGCAGCCAGTTCGAAATCGACTTGGACGCCATCCGCGCGGAAATGCGCGCCCGCGTCAGTGGCGGCAGCGTTCAGGAATACAGCATCGGCAACCGTTCGCTGAAAAAGATGCCCATGGCCGACCTGATCGCTTTGGAAACAAAGCTGAAGGCTGACGTGGCACGCGAGGTGCGCCGCAAGCGCATTGCGCAAGGTTTAGACAGCGGCCGCGCCGTGTTTGTACGATTTGGGGGCCGATAATGGGAATTCGTGACTTGTTCAAACGCAAAGAGCAGCCCAAGCCTGCCCGCCGTCGTTCATTCGAGGGCGCGATGTATAACCGCCTTGTGTCGGACTGGGTGACCAGCAGCACCAGCATGGACGCCGAGATCCGCAAGGACCTGAAGAAACTGCGCGAACGCGCACGCGACCTGGCACGCAACAACGACTATGCCAAGAACGCCCTCCGCGTGATCACCAACAACGTGGTGGGCCAAGGCATCACCATGCAGGCAGCGGTAAAGATGCGCCGCGGCAACAAGATGGACGACGCGACCAACACGGCCATCGAAGCTGCATGGGCGAAGTGGAAACGCAAGGAAAACTGCCACACTGGCGGCACCCTGTCGTTCAGCGACATCGAGCGCCAGATCATGCACGCCGTCGCTGAATCCGGCGAAGTCTTCGTGCGCAAAGTCAACTACGCATTCGGCAAGAGCAAGACGCCGATGGCGCTGGAAATCATCGAGGCCGACCGCCTAGATGAAATGCTGAACGAGGTCGCCCGCAACGGCAACGAGATCCGCATGGGCGTCGAGCGCAACAACTGGGGCCGCCCTGTGGCTTACCACTTTAAGCGCGACCACCCAGGTGACTACCCGTTCGGCGCCGGCGCAGTGGACAACACCACCAAGCGCATCCCAGCCGACGAGATCATCCACCTTTACAAGCAGGACCGACCTGGCCAGACCCGTGGCGTGCCATGGTTGGCCAGCGCCATCATGCGCATGCACCACCTTGGCGGCTACACCGAAGCCGAGGTCATCGCGGCCCGCGCCGAAGCCTGCCGCATGGGTTTCATTCAGTCGCCCGAAGAAGACGCGATGCAGGACGGCACCGAAGGCGGCCAAGCCGTGACCAACTTCGAACCAGGCAAGATCGAGCGCTTGGCACCTGGCGAGACATACACAGAGAGCAAGCCCAACCGACCAGGCGGCCAGTTCGAACCGTTCGTGCGCGCCATGCTGCGTTCGATGGCGGCCGGCATTGGCGTGAGCTACGCCACCCTGTCCCGCGACTACAGCGACACCAACTACAGCAGCAGCCGTCTGGCCTTGCTGGACGACCGCGACAACTGGCGCGTGCTGCAGTCTTGGCTGATCGAGAATTTCCACAAACCCGTGTTTGAGCAATGGCTGGAACTGGCCGAGCTGGCCGGCGAAGTGACGCTGCCAGGCTACAACTTGAACCCTGACGCCTACCGCGAAGTGCGCTGGATTCCCCGCGGCTGGCAGTGGGTCGATCCCGTCAAAGAGATCGCCGCCTACAAAGAGGCCGTGCGCTGTGGTTTCACCACGCAGGCGGACGTCATCGCCCAAGCTGGCGGCGACATCGAAGACGTGTTCCAGCAGCGCCAGCGCGAACTGGAAATGGCGTCGAGCATGGATCTGGTGTTCGACACCGACCCAGCATCGGTGGCCGGCAACGGTTCGGCACAGGCTGCTGACGCAGCAGCGCCGACAGATCCAGCGCCTGAAGACACGCCGGCGCGTGAACTGCAGCAGCCGCAGGTCATCAACCTGCACCCAGCGTTCGAAATGAAGGCAGCACCGCCCGTCGAATTGAACGTCACGCTAGAGCAAGAGCGCAGCCAGGTGAAACGCACCGTGCGCCTGATCCGCGACGAAAATGGCGCCGTGACTGGTGCTGAGACTACCGAGGAATAAACCATGGCCATCACGACCGCGATCTGCAACAGCTACAAAAAAGAGATCCTGGAAGGCGTCCACGCCGCTGGCGACACGTACAAGCTGGCGCTGTTCACGTCAGCCGCATCGCTTGGCGCTGACACCACCGCCTACGGCACGACCAACGAAGTCAGCGGCACCGGCTACACCGCCGGCGGCGCCACATTGGCCGACCTGGTCACCGGATTGTCTGGCGGCACCGCCTACCTGACGTTCACCGATCCATCATGGGCGAACGCCACCATTACCGCCCGCGGCTGCCTGATCTACAACGCCAGCAAGTCCAACAAGGCAGTGGCCGCGTTCGACTTCGGTGGCGACGTGTCCAGCACGAACGGCACGTTTACTGTCGACCTGCCAGCGGCTGGCGCATCCAGCCTGATCCGTATCGCCTGACATGCTGTTCGATGACTGGACGGACCTGGATGCCGTCGTCAGCTTCGACGTCATCGACGGCGCATCGGCAAGCGCAGCAGCCGGCAGCGTTTCAGCACGCGGCACCGCATCGGCTGCCGCCACTGGTGCAAGTGGCACGGCCACCGGCCAGCTGACAGCAGCTGGTGCAGCCAAGGGAACGGCCACCGGAACGTCAACAACGGCAACAGCTGGTGACGCCACTGCGTTCGGCACGGTGGACATTCCAGGCACTGCCAGCGTCGTCGGTGCTGGCGCCACGTCTGCAGCCGGCGAGGTCACAGCGGCCGCCAACGGCCAAGCAAGCGTCACCGGCAGCCAGGCATCGACGTCAACCGGTGGCGTTTCAGCCATTGGCGACGAGGTCGAGCCAGAGCAACCACCGACACCAGCAGGCAGACCCATCCGGCCGCAGGCATACACGCCACCGTTCGTGCGCGTCGACGCCGTGGCCAAGTTCAAACCCGAGGCCATGCGCACCCAGCTGGGCGTCGTCCAAGCCGACGGAACGATCAGCGTGGTGGCCGGCGTTGGCACTGCCGGCGCCAGCGCATCGGCAGGAAACACAGCGGCGCGCGGCATCCTGAACCCGACCGACGACGAACTGATGCTGCTGTTATTGGCCGCCTAGATCACAATTTTTCATTGAATAATTGTTTGCGATACAATCGCAACAGCACAAAATCCGGCACAACCTGGGGAAAACATGCAAGACACCGAAAAGCGGTTCCAACTGCCGCAGCTGACGCGAGCCATTCCGGCTGAAGCGATGACGGTCGACGCCGAAACGCGCACCGTCGAATTCCCGTTTTCTAGCGAACTGCCCGTCGAGCGCTGGTTTGGTGACGAGGTTCTGAGCCACAAGAAAGGCGCAGCCGACTTCACCCGCCTGAACGACGGCGCACCATTGCTGTTCAACCACGACATGGACGAGATCATCGGCGTCGTCGAAAAAGCGTGGATCGCTGAAGACAAGCGCGCCTACAGCCGCGTTCGCTTTGCCAAGACCGCCCGCGCTGACGAAGTGCTGTCCATGGTGAACGACGGAATCATGCGCAACGTGTCGTTCGGCTATCGCATCAGCGAAATGGTCGAGAGCGTCAAGGACGGCAAATCCACATTTACGGCAACCCGTTGGGAGCCGTTCGAAGTATCGCTGGTGACAGTGCCCGCTGACCACACTGTGGGCATCGGTCGTGCTGAAGCCGACGATGAGCGCGAGGTCCAAGTGACCCGCATTTCTGAGGAATCCGCACAGCCTGCGGACGTTACCACTGAGGAACCAACCATGACCGAGCAAACCACACCCGCTGTGGACGTGCAGGTGGTCGCATCGCAGGCTGCAGAAGCCGAACGCGCCCGCATTGCGAACATCAGCGCACTTGGTGAGCGTTTCAACGCCACCGAATTGAGCCGCAAACTTATCAATGAGGGCAAGTCCATGGACGAAGCCCGCGCCATTTTCTTAGAGGAAATCAAAGTGGACCAAAAACCTGTCACCGGTAAAGAAGCCGACATCGGCTTGAGCGAAAAAGAAGTTCGCAGCTTCTCTTTCATGCGCGCAATCAACGCATTGGCAAACCCATCCGACAAGTCGGCATGGGAAGCTGCAGCCTTCGAACGCGAAGTGTCTGAAGCCGGCGCCAAAGCAGCTGGCAAGTCTGCCCGCGGCATCTACGTGCCAGGCGAGATCATGCGTCACAAGCGTGACCTGACAGCAGGCACCAACAACGCTGGCGGTTACACCGTGGCCACCGACTTGATGGCCGAGAGCTTCATCGAGTTGTTGCGCAACCGTTCAATCGTGCAACGCGCTGGCGCCACCGTAATGAACGGCTTGGTCGGCAACATCGGCATCCCCAAGCAGTCTGGCGCAGCCACTGCCTACTGGGTCGCTGAATCTGGCGCACCTACCGAGAGCCAACAAACATTGGCCCAGGTCACCATGTCGCCCAAGACTGTTGGCGCGTTCACTGACTTCAGCCGTCGTTTGATGCTGCAGTCCAGCATCGACGTGGAAAACATGGTTCGCCGCGACTTGGCCAGCGTCATCGCCTTGGCGATCGACACTGCCGCCTTGTACGGCACAGGCAGCAACAACCAGCCCACAGGCTTGAAGTTGCAGTCTGGCGTGAACACCAAGGACTTCGCAGCTACCAACCCAACATTCGCTGAGTTGGTCGCAATGGAATCTGAAGTGGCCACCGACAACGCCGACATCGGCAACTTGGTGTACTTGTTCAACCCAGCACAGCGCGGCGCATTGAAGACCACCGAGAAGTCCAGCACATCAGCTGGCCAGTTCGTGTGGGAGCCAGGCAACACCGTGAACGGCTACCGCACCGAAGTGTCCAACCAAGTGACAGCCGGCGACGTGTTCTTCGGCAACTTCGCTGACTTGTTGATCGGCTTCTGGTCTGGCTTGGACTTGACTGTCGACCCATACGCTGGCGCCACAAGCGGCACCGTGCGCGTCATCGCATTGCAAGACACCGACATCGCTGTCCGCAACGCAGTGTCGTTCTGCTACGGCGACGCCGACATCGCCTAATAGGTGACAATAAGGGGCCGGAGCAATCCGGCCCTTTTCCAATCTACTGACGAAAGCGATTTCACATGCAAGTTTTGATCACACGCACCACCGCAGCCAACAAGCAATTCGTTCGCGCTGGCACAGTCATCGAATTGTCGGACTACGAAGCCCGCGAATTGATCCTGTTGGGCAAGGCCCAGCCAGTGGACGAACCTGCATCTGAAACCGTTGTCGAGGCTGAAACAGAAGCTGAAGCCACCGAGCTGACCACAGAGAACGCAGAAGCCGTCGTGGCCACTGCAGCGCCAAAGGGCAAGCGCCGTGGCGCTAAGTGAGAACCTGGACGCGTTCCTGTCTGACTTCGGTGTAGCAGTCACCGACGGCACGACCGCGACCACCGGCGTTCTGGATATGCCCAGCGAGGTCATCGCTGGCGGCATGGTCATCACGACCGACTACGCACTGACGATCAAGTCGAGCGTTTACCCCAACCTGAAGTACGCCGACGGCCTGACCGTCGACGGCGTCGCGTTCACCGTGCGCGAAGTGCGCGCCCAAGACGACGGCAAATTCAGCATCGTCTACCTGTCGAAAGTCTGACCATGGCCAGCAAGCGCGAAACCATCCTGCAGCGCATCGTGACGGCATTGGCCGGCACCACTGGCGTCAGCACCCGCATCTACCGCAGCCGCGTCGAGCCATTGGCCCGTGGCGAGGCACCCGCCATCGTGGTCGAGCCAGTCAGCGACGCAGCAGAACAGGACACACTGGGCACGCTGATGTGGACGCTGACGTTCCGCGTGTCCGTCATCGTGCGCGGCGCAGTGCCAGACCAGCTGGCAGACCCAGCCATGCTGGACGTCCACAGCAAGCTGATGGCCGACGACACGCTGGACGACCTGGTCATCCAGCTACTGCCGACCACGGTTTCATTCGAAACCATCGAGGCTGATCAGCCCGCTGGTGTCGTGTCCGCAGAATTCACGGCGCAGTACCGAACAGCGCTGAATTCCCTGAGTTAAAATCCGAACACATCACGCGAGGTCTTCATCATGTCACTTCTTACCCGCAAACGCACCATCCTGGCCAAGTTGGAAAACACCTACGGCACGGACCCGACACCCACAGGTTCGGCCAATGCCATCCTGGTGCGCAATTTGTCGATCACCCCATTGAACGCTGAGAACGTCAGCCGCGATCTGGTTCGCCCTTACCTTGGCGCATCCGAACAGCTGATCGCGTCGGCATACGTCGGCGTCGAATTCGAAGTCGAAATGGCTGGTTCAGGCACGGCCGGCACAGCACCCGCCTACGGCCCGCTGTTGCAGGCTTGCGGCATGACTGAAACCGACGGCGCATCTGATGTGACATACACACCGAAGTCGGCATCGTTCGCGTCTGTGACCATGTACTACAACGTGGACGGCGTGCTGCACAAAGTCACCGGCGCCCGCGGCAACGTGGAACTGGTGATCAACGCACGCCAGATTCCCGTGTTCAAATTCACGTTCACCGGCCTTTACAACGCACCAAGCGACGCATCTGCACCGTCTGTGACCTACACAGCGTTCCAGACGCCTGTGGCCGCCAACAGCGACAACACCACCGACTTCGAGCTGTTCAGCTTCGGCGCCGCGTTGGAATCTTTAAACATCAATTTCAACAACGCCATCCAGTACCGTTCATTGATCGGCGCTGAAGACGTGCTGATGACTGATCGCCAGGTTTCTGGCCAGGCCGTGTTCGAAGCCCCGACCATCGCGTCCAAAGACTTTTTCAGCCTGGCGCTGGGCAGCACACTGGGTAACCTGGACATCGTCCACGGCACAACAGCCGGCAACATGGTGCAGATCACATCGAGCCGCGTGGACGTGTCGAACCCGACATATCAGGACCAGAACGGCATCCAGATGCTGCAGGTGCCACTGACGTTCATCCCAAGCACCAGCGGGAACGACGAAATCAGCATCGTGGTCAAATAAACCACCCTGCCCCAACCCTAGCCCGCTACCCAGCGGGCTTTCCTATTGAAAGGTCCAAAATGTTCAAGATCAGCAAAGTCACCGACTACAAATGGCCAGTGGCTGTTCACTTCCCAGTGGACGGCGGCCGCACCGAGAAATCCACCTTCGACTGCACGTTCAAGCGCCTGTCGCAAACCCGCATTCAGGAGATCCGCACGGCCATCGAAAAGGCAGAGATCACCGACGTGGAGCTGGCCCGCGAAGTGATGCTGGACTGGTCTGGCGTCAGCAATGAAGACGGCGAAGTGCCATTCAGCGAAAGCGCACGCGACGAAATGCTGGACATTCCAATGGTGGCCAGCGCGGTCGTCATGGCGCTGTTCGAAAGCATCAGCGGAGCCAAGCGAAAAAACTGATGGACGCCGCCCAGCACTGGGCAAGGGGCGGCGTGAAAGATGAGACAGCCGACGACTTGGCTGCGTTCGGCGCGCCCGTCGAAATGATCCAGAGCATCGACACGTCGAAAGACGATTTCGAGGTCTGGGAAGACAACATGGACGCGATGGTCATGTTCCTGAAGCTGCAGACCCAGTGGGTCGTGATCGAAGGCGGTTTCATCGGTCTGAATTACCAGAGCGTGCAGTTTCTATTTACAATCGGGGCAGTGGCCAACCAGGCCGAAATGATGGACGACCTGCAGGCCATGGAGATGGCAGCGCTGCAGGTACTGAACAAACGCAAGGACTGACCCATGGACATGAATGTCGCGCTGAAGATTTCCGCTGGCGTCACAGGCCAGCAGGCTGTCGACCAGCTGCGGACCACCATGGACCGCTTGGATGGCACCGTCAGCAAGGTGCGCGGCGCGTTCATGGCCTTGGGTGGCGCTGCCGTCCTGACCGGCTTTGTGGGCGTCATCAAGGGCGCCATCGACACAGCCGACAAGCTGAACGACATGCGCCAAAAAACCGGCATCGCCGTCGAGGAACTGGACGCGCTGGGTTTGGCCGCGCAGCTGAACGGCACGACCCTGGACGCCGTTTCTGGCGCCTTGGGAAAGCTGGCCAAGAACATGTCAGAGGCAGCCGGTGGCAGCCGCGAGGCATCGGCCACGTTTGCGCAGTTCGGCATCAGCGCGCAGGAATTGCGATCCGGCAGCATCACGACGACAGACGCGCTGGCCAAGATCGCGGACAAGATTTCCGCCATGCCAGACGGCTGGGAAAAAGCCGCAGCGGCACAGAAAGTGTTTGGCAAGAGTGCGGCCGAAATTATCCCGCTGCTGAACGCTGGCGGTGACGCCATCCGTGACGCCGGCACCGAGCTGGACCGACTGGGTGGCCGATTCACTGGCGCAATGGCCGCAGCGGCGGACGAGTTCAACGACAACCTGACAAAGATCAATCGTTCCGTGTCCATGCTTGGCATGAACATGGCCAACGAGCTGCTGCCACAGCTGAACTTTCTGGTCGAAACGCTACTGAAAGCAAGCGGTTCTGGCGGAATGTTCGACATGTTTATGAGTGGCCTGCGCAAAGTCTTCGAAACCATCGTCGTGCTGGCCGCGAACGTCGGCTACGTGCTGGTGCAGATCAAAAACGAAATGGTCGGCATCGTTCAACAGATGGGCGCCCTGGCCAAACTGGACTTTAAAGGCTTCAGCGAAATCGGCGCCAGGATGCGTGCCGAGGCTGCCGCAGCCCGCAAGGAAATCGACGCATTCAGCGAACAGATGATCAACGGTGGCAGGCCATCGGCAGGCGCTGGCCGCGGGTTTGTCAACCCCACCCCGCCCAAGCAAGCCACCACCACTGGCGGCTTCGACTTCGGCGCCGGCAAGGAAACCGAATTCGACAAGCTGAAAAAGTCGCTAGAGGAACAGCTGGCCAAGACCGGAGAGCTGACCAAGGCTGAAGAACTGCTGCGCACGCTGCAGAACGAACGCTACAAAGACGTCAGCAACGGCCAGAAGCAGCAGCTGGTCAACATCGCCAAGCAGATCGACGGCGCACAGACGTTGCAGAAGATCCAGGAGCTGGCCCGCAAGGAAGCCGGCGCCATCGAAATGCTGCGCCTGGAAGGTGAGCAGGTCAACATGACCGCCCGCGAATACGAAAAGCTGGTGGCTGTTCGACAGCACGAACTGGAAGTGGCCGAAGCCACCAAGAAAATGAGCGCCGAAGACGCCGCACGCTACCGCGAAGTCGCTGACGGTCTTTTCAAGATGAAAGAAGGCATCAAGCAGGTCAACTACGAACAGTCGCGCACATTCGAGGCCGGCGCCAAACGCGCATTCAACAGCTACATCGACCAAATCCAAGACGTCGCACGTTCGACCGAAGCCGCGTTCAGCAATGCGTTCAAGGGAATGGAAGACGCGCTGGTCAACTTCGTGATGACCGGCAAACTGAATTTCAAGGATCTGGCCAGCAGCATCCTGTCGGACATGGCCCGCATGCTGATTCAGCAGCAGATCATGGCGCCACTGATGGCCGCAGCCAAAGCCGGTTTCGGGTTCGCGGACGGCGGCGTGATGACGTCCAGCGGCCCGCTGCCGCTGAAGACATATTCCAACGGCGGCGTGGCCACCAGCCCGCAACTGGCGCTGTTTGGTGAAGGCCGCATGAACGAAGCCTACGTGCCACTGCCAGACGGCCGCACCATCCCTGTGACCATGAAGGGCGCAGGCGGTGCATCGAGCGTCAACAACGTGACCGTGAACGTCAGCGTCGAGAACGGCGGCGAACAAGTCAAAGGCGACCAGGGCGCCGACAACCTTGGCCGCGTGATCGCCAACGTGGTCAAGTCGGAATTGATCAATCAAAAACGCCCAGGCGGGCTGCTGGCAGCATAAGACATGACCACATTCACATACACCCCAGACTTCGGAGCCCAGGCTGCCTTCAAGCCCCGCGTGCGCGTTGCGCAGTTCGGTGATGGCTACGAACAGCGCGTGGCCGAAGGCATCAACGCCAACGCCCAAGTGTGGAACCTGCAGTTCAACAACAGGACCAACACCGAGGCCGGCAACATCGTGGCGTTTCTGGCGGCGCGCAACGCTGTCGAGGCGTTCGACTGGACGCCACCCAACGAAGGCACGGCCATCAAGGTGGTCTGCCGCGAGTGGACCAAGACGGTGTCACGCGCAAACCTGAACAACGTGTCGGCCACATTCCAACAGGTGTTTGAGGCATGACGTCAGCGGCCATCACCACCGAGATCCAGAAACTGGAACCGTCGGCCATCATTGAGCTGTTCGAGATGGACGCCACGTCGTTCGGTGGCGACTTGCTGCGATTTCACGCAGGCACCAACGGCCTGACATCGAACGTGGTGTGGCAGGGCAACACGTACACCGCTTACCCGATCAAAGCGACCGGCTTCGACTTCACAGGCAACGGCCAACTGCCACGCCCGAAGCTGACCGTGTCCAACATCACCGGCGCCATCACGCTGCTGGTGCTGACCTATGACGACCTGCTGGGCGCAAAGATCACACGCAAGCGCACCATGCTGAAATATTTGGACGCCGTGAACTTTCCTGGCGGTTCAAACCCGACAGCAGATCCAGCCGCCGAATTCCCAGACGACGTGTTTTTCATCGACCGCAAGGCGACGGAGACACGCGACCTGGTGGAGTTCGAACTGGCTGCGTCGTTCGACGTGGCGGGCGTTCTGCTGCCACACCGCCAGATCATCCAGAACGTCTGCGTGTGGCGCTACAAGGGCACCGAATGCGGGTACAGCGGCACCAACTACTTCAACGCCAACGATGAAAGCGTCGGCAGTTCTGGGCTGGACGTCTGCGGCAAGCGCCTGACCAGCTGCCAGCTGCGGTTTGGCCAGAACGAGCCGCTGCCGTTCGGTTCATTTCCAAGCGCCGGTCTGGTCCGATGAATGAACAGACCAAGGCCGACATCATCCTGCATGCACGCGAGGAATTCCCACGCGAGGCTTGCGGGCTGCTGATCGTCTGGCAAGGCAAAGAACGATACAAGCGGTGCCGCAACCTGGCGGTGGGCACAGACCAGTTCGTCATGCACCCGCAGGACTATGCCGCGGCCGAGCTGACCGGCGACATCATTGCGGTCATCCACAGCCACCCGAATCTGTCACCAGAGCCATCCCAAGCTGATCGCGTCGCATGCAACGCCACCGGCCTGCCGTGGCACATCGTTTCGGTGCCATCCCAGCAATGGGCCTACATGGAGCCGGACGGCTACCAGGCGCCGCTGATCGGCCGCGAGTGGTCACACGGCGTGCTGGACTGCTACGCCATCATCCGTGACTGGTTCCAGCTGGAACGCGGCATCACCCTGCCCGACTTCAGCCGTCACGACGAATGGTGGCTGCGCGGCGAAGACCTATACATGGAAAACTTCGGCAGCGCTGGGTTCACCGAGGTGACGCGGGACCGCCTGCAGCCTGGTGACGTCATCCTGATGCGAATTTTCAGCCCAGTGCCCAACCATGGCGCGGTTTACTTGGGCGATAATCAGATCATCCACCACGTACAAAACCGGCTTTCATGCCGTGAGCCGTACAGCATTTTCTGGCGCAACCGATCAACGCATTTTCTGAGACATGAAAACAATCATTCTGCTGGGTGAACTTGGGAAGCGTTACGGACGCAAACACCGGCTGGACGTCAAGTCCGCGGCCGAGGCAGTGCGCGCGCTTTGCGCCAACTTCAAGGACTTCGCCACCTTCGTGTCGACGTCGCAGGAACGCAACGTCGGCTACCGCGTGATCAATGTGCGCGAAGACGTCAGCGTGGACGACCTGCACAACCCCGTCGGCAAGACCATCACCATCGCGCCCGTCATCGCTGGCGCTGGTGGCGGTGGCGGCTTGGTGAACGTCATCATCGGCGCCACGCTGATCGCCGCATCCGTCTTGCTGCCACCAGGCCCATGGACGCAGCCGCTGATGACCGTCGGCATCGCCATGACCCTTGGCGGCGCTGCGCAGCTGCTGTCGCCAGTCCCTAAGACGGACGCCAACACCGGCGAGGAAATCAAACAGTCCTACGTGTTCAGCGGAGCCGTCAACACAACCAGCCAAGGCCAGCCCGTGCCGTTCGGCTATGGCCGCATGATTGTCGGAAGCGCTGTGATCAGCGCAGGCATCAGCGTCGAGGACATTACAGCATGACAGATCTACGTTCACGCGCCTATGCGCGCACATTGGATGCGGTTTCTGAGGGCGAAATCGTTGGCCTGGTCGATGGCGCGAAATCCATCTACCTGGACGGCACGCAGCTGCAGAACGAAGACGGTTCGTTCAATTTCGAAAACGTCACATTCGACACGCGCACCGGCACCAACGACCAGACCTACATCCCAGGCATCCCGTCGGTCGAATCGGAAAACGGCGTCAGCGTCGAAGTCACCGCGGCCAGTTCGATCACGCGAACCGTCAGCAATGCGGACGTGAACGCCGTGCGCGTCACATTGAGCGTGCAGTCGCTGTTCAAGCAGTCCGACGACGGCAAGGTGAACGGCACCAGCGTGGACATTGCCATCGACGTCCAGACCGACGGCGGCGGCTACGTGGAGCGCGTGACCGACACCATTACCGGCAAGGCGCAGAGCAAATACCAGCGCAGCTACCGCATCGACCTGACCGGCGACGGCCCGTGGGACATCCGCGTGCGCCGGATCACGGCCGACAGTACGGATCTGAAGCTGCAGAACAAAACCTACTGGGACAGCTTCACCGAGATCATCGACGCGAAACTGCGCTACCCAAACAGCGCGCTGGTGTCGATGCGCTTCGATTCGCAGGTGTTCAACGGCGTGCCCACCCGCGCCTTTGACGTCAAGATGCTAAAGGTCAAGGTGCCGGTGAACTACGACCCCGTGGCGCGCACCTACACCGGCAGCTGGGACGGCACGTTCAAGACCGAGTGGACCGACAATCCGGCGTGGTGTTTTTACGACATCGTGACCAATGCCAGGTACGGCATCGGCGGCTACATCGACGCATCGCAGGTCGACAAGTGGGCGCTGTATTCCATCGGCCAGTATTGCGACGAGCTTGTGCCAGACGGCTTTGGCGGCACCGAACCGCGCTTCACCTGCAACATGTACCTGCAGTCGCGCACCGAAGCCTACAAGGTCGTTCAGGATCTGGCGTCGTGCTTCAGGTCCATGGTGTACTGGGCATCCGGCAGCCTGACACTGGCGCAGGACGCACCAAGCGACCCAGTGGCGCTATACACGCAGGCCAACGTACTGGAAGGCAAATTCAGCTACACCGGCAGCAGCGCCAAGGCACGCCACACCGTGGCGATGGTCACCTGGAACGACCCTGCCGACATGTACCGCCAAAAAGTCGAGTACGTCGAAGACCAGGAAGCCATCGCCCGCTTTGGCGTGGTGCCAACCGAAGTGGTGGCCATTGGCTGCACCAGCCGTGGCCAGGCAAACCGCGTCGGCCGCTGGCTGCTGTTTTCTGAGCGCTACCAGTCCGAAACCGTTTCATTCGCCACCGGCATCGAGGGCGCAGTCGCCCGTCCTGGCCAGATCATCAAGGTGTCGGACGCATCACGCGCCGGCGCACGCCTTGGCGGCCGCGTTCACAGCGCAACCACCACCGCGGTGACGCTGGACGCAGCCGTCAGCTTGGGCGCATCCAGCTGGACGATCTACGTCATGCTGCCCGACGGCACAGTCGAAACCCGTGCCGTTACTGGCGCGGTCGGTGCCGTCGTCAGCCTGGCGTCTGCCCTGTCTGCCGCACCGCAGGCCGGTGCCCAGTGGATCATGTCGGCCAGCAACGTCGAAGCGCAGACGTTCCGCGTGCTGTCGATGTCCGAACAGGAAAACGGTGTCATCGAGATCACCGCGCTGAAGCACGACCCCGACAAATACGACGCCGTGGAAAACGGCCTGGTGCTGCAGCCGCGTGACATCACGCTGCTGAACGAGCCACCGGCCACACCAACCAATGGCGCGCTGAGTGAATATCTTTACGCGACCCTGACCGACGTTCGTGTTGGCGTCACCATGACATGGTCGCAGTCAGAGCGCGCCGCATCGTACCTGGTGAGCTACCGCATCAACAGCGACAACCCTGTCGAGGTGTCGACGCCCAGCCCTTCGTTCGAACTGCTGAACGCGGCCAATGGCGACTACGAAGTCACCGTCCGAGCCGTCACAGCTTTGGGCGTCAAATCGCAGCCGTACACGTTCACAGCCAGCGTGCTGGGCAAGACAGCACGACCAGCTGACGTCGCCAACTTGCAGATGACCGTGCAGGCCGACACTGGAATCCTGCAGTGGGACAGCCACGCGGATCTGGACGTTCGCATCGGTGGCCAGATCTCAGTTCGCTACAGCGAGGAGCTGGACGGCGCGCAGTGGAACACATCGCTGCCGGTTGGTGATTTCCCTGGTTCATCGACCAGCGCCAACGTGCCGCTGCGTGCAGGCACCTATCTGGCCAAGGCCAAGGACAGTTCTGGTCAGTACAGCCAGAACGCTGCGCTGGTGGTCACCGACGCGCCCAACATCGTGCAGTTCAACGCCGTGGCATCGTCCACGCAGGACCCAGCGTTCGCCGGCGCCAAAACAGACCTGGTCGTGCTGAATGACCGCCTTGTGCTGGACCAAGCCGACTACATGGACGACATCGTCGACTGGGACGAATACGACAACTTGGAAGGCGGGCTGGTCGATTCCGGCGAATACGAATTCGACACCTACATCGACACCGGTGCCGTCTACACTAGCCGCGTGTCGGCCACCTTTAGCGTGCTGTCCTACAACATCACCAACATGGTGGACGAATGGCCGCTGATCGACAGTTTGGGTCTGGTCGATGACGGAGCGCTGGCCACGGACTACGTGGACACGTGGACGGACTGGGACGCCATCGTCAACTTTGACCTGCCGAACACGACAGACGATTCATCGCTGCAGGTGTTCATCAGCACCACCAACGACAACCCAGCGGATTCGCCAACATGGTCAGCCTGGCGCGTGTTCTACGTTGGCGACTACACGGCGCGCGCGTTCAAATTCAAGGTCAAGCTGATCAGGGGAGAAGACACCAACAACCAAGTGGCACTGGCCACGCTGGGTGTGACCGTCGACGTGCCAGATCGCGTCGAGAGCGCAAACAACGTGTCGGTGCCGGCCGGTGGTTTGTCGGTCACGTTCGCCAATGCGTTTTTCGACGTGCCAGCCACGGCCATCACGGCAGAAAATATGGCGACCGGAGATTACGCGCAAATTACCGCGAAAACTGCCGCAGGGTTTACAATTCAGTTCAAGAATAGCGCAGGGACCGGCGTGGCCCGCACCATGGACTGGATCGCCAAGGGTTACGGTTACAGGAATTAAGGACCAAGAATGAGCCAACACGACTACAACATTGCGAACGGCGGCGGTGCCGCTGTCCGTGCCGACATCAACAACGCCCTGCTGGCGATCCTGTCGCAGAACAGCGGTGCGACTGCGCCGACGACCACCAAGCCGTTCATGCCTTGGTATGACACCACCACCGGCTACTACAAGATGCGCAACAGCGCCGACAGTGCATGGATTGGCGCGCTGCAAGCTGTCAGCGATGGGGCGATCACTAAAGATGCGTCAGGCAACGTGGGTATCGGTACGAGTTCGCCAAGTTACAAGCTACACGTCTCTGGCACAGGTTATGTTTCTAGTTACATGACCGTTGGTGGCTTATCCGCTGATACGTCATCTGCGTTGCTGTTCCGTGGTGGCAACGGCTCAGAAGCCATGCGTATCGACTCCGGCGGTAGCTTGCTGGTGAACTGCACATCATCACCGTCAAGTTCTGTTGCGGGCGTTGCTTTAAAAAGCCCAACGATTGCCTATAGCGTTTGGAGTTCTGGTTCAACAACATCGCAGATTTACCAAATTGGCTTCATCAACGGAAACGGTTTAGTTGGTCGCATCGAAACAAATGGATCTTCCACATCTTTCGTCACTTCTTCCGATTACCGCCTAAAACATGATGTGCAACCAATCGCAGGAGCCTTGGAGCGAGTATCTCGCCTAAAGCCTGTAACTTATAAGTGGAACGCTGACGACAGCGATGGAGAAGGTTTCCTTGCCCATGAGCTTGCCGAAGTTTGTCCGCTTGCTGTGTCTGGCGAGAAAGACGACACCGAAATTGAGCAGTACGAAATCAGCCCTGCTGTGCCAGCTACGTTTGACGATGAAGGCAACGAGCTGACACCAGCAGTTGAGGCTGTGATGGGCGAACGCGAAGTGCCCAAGTACCAGGGCATCGACACCAGCTTCTTGGTTGCCACATTGACAGCAGCCATCCAAGAACAACAAGCCATCATCACATCGCTGACAGAGCGCATCGCAGCACTTGAGAATGCCAATGTATGAGCCAACACGACTACGTCATCGAGAACCAGGACGGCGCCAGCTTTCGAGCTGACATCAACAACGCGCTGGCGGCCGTCGTCAGCCTGAACAGCGGCCCGACCGAACCAGCTGCACCGTTTGCTTACATGCTGTGGCAGGACACGACTGCCGGCGTTCTGAAGCAGCGCAATGCGGCCAACAGCGCATGGGTGACACTGACCGATGCACTGGCGATCCGTCAGCTGACGACCGCAGCCGTTCAGGCCGCCACGTCTGGCACATCCAAAGACTTCACCGGCATTCCGAGCTGGGTCAAGCGCATCACCGTCATGTTCAACGGTGTCAGCACCAACGGCACAAACTCACCGATCATCCAGCTGGGCGATTCCGGTGGCATCGAGGCCACAGGCTACAACGCCACGGCGTCCGATTCTGGCGGCCGCCTGTCAGAAACAACCGGATTCCCAGTGGCCCGCGGCGTAGGCGCTGGCGACCAGATGACCGGCGTTCTGCAGCTGTCGCTGTTGGACGCGGCAACAAACACCTGGATGGCGATGGGCAACAGCACGCGCACCGGCAGCGCGAACACTTATTTCCTGAGTGGATCGAAAGCGCTGTCGGCAACGTTGGACCGCATCCGCGTCACGACCATCGGCGGCACCGATGCGTTCGACGCTGGGTCTGTCAACATCCTGTACGAATAACATCACCAAAAGACACGGCATTCACATGGCGGTCAGTTAAAACTGCCGTGTAAAATGCCAGCAATTCCACACACAGCGACATCATGGAAACCCCGAACATTCACCACGACCTTGGCCGCCACGATGCACAAATTGAAGCGCTGCAAGAGCAGGTGAAACAGCTTCACGTGGACATGCAGAAAATGAACGAAACGCTGTCGAAGATCAGCGCCACGTTGTCCGAGGCCAAGGGTGGATGGAAGACGCTGATGCTGGTGGGTGGCATTGCAGCTGCAGTCGGCGCGACATTCTCAAAGCTGGCCGCCTGGTTCCACCAGCTGAACTGACGTGGACCCATTCACCGCCCTGGCTGCATTACGTGCCGCCTACAGCGGGATTCAATACTGCTGCGACTGCCTAAACGAAGGGACCGCCGCGGTTCAAAAAGTAAAGAAGGCAGCAGAGCAAGCCCAGCAGATCGCCAAGGACGTCAGAGGGATCTGGGGCATTATTCGAAGTCTGTTCGGGTCCAGCCCAGCACCGGCAACCACAACGCCGACACCAGCATCTGAACCAGCCAAGCCAGGCAAAAAACCCAAAGAGGAATACACCACGCACATCCCGACAGAGGACGAAATGGTGACCCAGTTCGTGCAGCACGTGGGCAATTTCTTCAGCCAGCACCGCGCCCTGTCTGAGTATTGCGAAAAGCGATACGCCGAGGTTTACGCGATGGACCGGC